CGGCACGATCCTTATCAATGACCGCCTGCTCTTTAACCTGCTGGGCGGCCTGAATTTTTTCCTGCCCGATGTCTTCCTCTAGCGCCTTAATCATGCGCTGACCTTCTTCATGTTTGGCGAACGCTGAATCAACCTCCTCCATAAATTTGGAGGTGTCTTCCATGATCTCTTCTGACCGGGCCTCAAGTTCCAGCTCGGTGGCCCCATCTTCCTCTGCCTGACGATACTCCTCAGCCTTGGCTTCGAGGTCTGCCTTGCGCTGCTTCAGTTTCTCATCACCATCGATGGTCTTGTTGACGTCACCCTTGCTGCGATCACGAACGCCAGCCAGCGTGGCCACAGCAACATCGCCCGGGGTCTGAACAAGCTCGCCGGCCATCTCAGCTAAGATCTCTCCGACCTTCATCTCCTCGCCTGTGGCAGCCTGTGCGGCCGCCTCACCGGCACCGCCAGCGACAGCCTGCAGTGGCATCTGGGCCGACACGTTGACCAGCTCTTTGGCGATCCCCTTCTTCATCATCTTTGGGGCCAAGGTTTTGGTAGCCAGACCACCAGACAGGGCGTCCATGTAGCCGATGATCAGGGCGCGGGTGTTGGCATTCTGTTTCATCTCCTGAAAGAATTCAGGCTCACTGATCGCCTTCATCACGGCGGCTTCGCTATTAGTATCAACGCCTTGCGACTGCAGCTTCTCGATCATAGCTCCATTGAGAGACGCGGCACGCTCCACGGTGAAGGAGCCGGAACCCATGCCGGCAGCAAACCCGACCGGGCCAAATACGGCGGCACCGACAACCCCTTGGACTATTGGTAGCGCCATCATAGGTAAACTACGAACGCCTACCTCGGCAATGAATGAGATCGGATCAATGCTGGCAAGATGCATAGCTTCATCCCAGCTCTCGGCCTTCATGACGGCCTCAGATACTGGCGCACGCGGGATCTCTCCAGCCTCCTTGGTCAGGCGGCGCATGCGTTGGAAACTTTGGGATTTGCGTTTTTCTAGGAACGCTTTCTCTTTAGGGATGTCGGCCTTATTGTCGGCCATCCATTGTTGAAATCGTTCAGGGGAGTCAGTATAAAGCTGCTCAGCAAAGGAGCCTTCAGGTAACCCTCTACCGGCTTCAAAGTCGGCGACGATCTTCTCTTTCTCATCGAGCTTTTCGATATCATCCTGCAGCCCAACCATGGCGCTGGCGCTTGCTGAGTGGGACAACGGCCTGATTGAAGTAGTTGTCTCGAAAGATTTCCTTGCCTGTGTCGTCAAGACTCTGGAACTCTTCGGACTGAATTAAATCACCCCATTTTGGAGCCATAACTGGTACCTATCTAATCGAAGTCGTAGGGGTCTTCAACATCGCCTTCACGCTGTAGCGCCATGGCGGAGTTCTTTGCTTTGCCTGCTATCTGATCTTCGGTCGGCATGTAGTCAGCCGCACCGCCAGCAGCTGCGGGGGTTGCACTCCCGTTAGGCCCAGACATTGCTCCGCCTGCATGACCGAACTCGCTCTCCATCCAGCCCATAATCTCCATGACCTGCTCTTTAACCTCAGCCGATTCGATGCCCGGGTTGCCTCTCTGAATCCCAGACGCCAGACTTTGAGCAATCTTCAGCCTGCTCTCCGGGCTACGTCGTGCTTCACGCCACGCCTCTTCAGGGGTATACGCCTCGCCAGTTGTGGGGTTCTTTAAGTTATTTATAATATGGTTATATAGTTTTACATCGGCAGGATCTCCCCGGCCGCCAGCTGTCTTCATGGACTGTAACTCCATGGCACGCTTATGTTTTCCCTCTGGGGTTTCTAAATCACTGGGCTTAATGCCTGCGGTCAGCATCATGAAACGAGAGTCCATCACCACATCTTCCCCGGTGTTACCATCCTGCCATGAGAATATGGTGTTGCCCTCGTCATCCTTCTGGGCCTGAATAGAATCAGGAGCAATTTTTTTATTGCCTGACTTATTAAAGCTCTCGATGGCCCCGCTAAAATCACCAACCAGCATCCGGGTGGCGGCATCTTTGAAGTTCTCACGCTTCATTTCGGACTTGAATTTATCCATCCGAAGTTTGCGTTCCTCGCCAGAGGCCTGAGCCTCAGCCTGACCAGCGTCTCGACGCTCCTCAACATTTTCCTGTTTAAGGTAGCCCTGAGTTGCCATTCCTGCTGCCATTCCTAAGCTCATGATCGTCTCCTAATCGTAGTCAGTGGTGGTGTCGCCATACCCGGCCCCGCCGTAGACGTTGCTTTGAGGTACAGCATAATCAACCCCGGATGTTGGCCCGGACATTCCACCTACCCCGGTATCTGGTTGTGAGTTGTAGTCATTGATCGACTTGGCGGCCCACTGCCCTGCGGCACCGAAGCCAGCTGCGGCGCCCTCCCCATACTGGGCTGCGCTTTGTTGATGCATCATGGCCCCAGACTGTAAGGCTCCCATAACCGCCCCAGACTGCCCGGGGATCTCTTTCCCTGTACTGAGCGTCGCCAGCTTGCGTGCAAACTGCTTGTCATCTTCAGCCTCAGACTTGCGTCTGGCCCCGGTACGCGCACCAATTTCTGATAACGCACGCTCACGGCCTACCTCGTCGACGTCTTCCTGAAACCGTTCCTGCGATGGATCTATGCCGAGACGACCCAGTGACCGGGTTCGCATTCCCTCACGCTTACCATAAGCCATAGCCACATCGGTAGATGCCTCACCCATGAACTGCTGAAGTTTTTCTCCCGGGACATAAGACCCCACCTCTTCGATAAGGCTGGCCTCGATGCCACCGTACATTTCTTTATAATCCGCATACTGACTTTTGGCAAAATCAAGCTGCTCTTTCATGAGCGCACGAGATTTTTTACCCTCGCTTCTCGCATCATTACTACCCATCATCCCGCCAATAAGGCTAACACCTCCAGCGACCGCTCCAGCTACCCAAGCCATGATTAGTTACCTCCAGCTGCCGTCAAGACCTTGCGAGTCTCTTCGATTATAAAGTGATTGTTCATTATATCGCCCTTCGTTTTCAGATACGTGGCAGTGGGGAACTGGCTGTCTCTGCATTGTTGCCAGATTTCCTCTATCCTATCATCAATCTGATTATAGCCAACATGCAGCCCATCTTCTTTAACTAGTTCTTCCTGCGCCGCAATAAGAAAATCAATATTAGAGTTTCCAAAAAGTCCACGTAGCGATCTCCTTACCTCGTCAATATCTCGATGAATGATGACCTTCTTTTCTTCGCCCTTTATGAACTCCTTTATCAACAGGTGTGCAGTTGTGCTGTCCCCTTCGTGGTCTGACTTCATGAAGTCAGCGTAGTCCGGGTAGTAATACAGCCCCTCATGAACACACCCTAAAAAATTTGCTAACCAGTACGTCCTGCTTCTCGGTAAAGCTAAAACAAAAAACTTACTCACCTCGGTACCTGATCGTCGGTGATAAGACCGAGATCAACAAGATCCTGAAAGGTTGGAACCGCATCAACTTTTCTCGCTGAAGTTTTTCGTATACCTGTCATTATTTCTATCGTCTCTTTTATTGGCTCGATGTATTTTTTTAAAGGCTCATCGAACGGGATGTCTGGTATCGCTGGAGGATTAAGAGGCATATGCTTTCAACTCCCGAATAGATGTGGCCAACACAACGTCACGCACAGGGAACTGTCCAGAGATCTCAATTTCATATTCATTATATCTCTGCATGATAGGCACACGGAATGGAGCAACGCTGGTGACAGTTTGCTCAACAAGTAATACCCCATCACCAAAAATCTTTAAAACGTAAGATGAGGTGGTTGGCACAACCGGCAACAACCACAAACACGATCCATCTATTTCGTATTCATTTATCATGTTCCCGTTGATTGATGAACAGATGTCACCAGACGCAATCAGTGCGGCATTAAGTATTTCGAGAGCATCTCTCTCGACTTGTATTTCATCAATTTCTTCCTGAGTTAGCTTCGCCTCATAATCCGCGTTCATCTTGCATGACGTCATCGCAATAAGTTGCGGCATTAAAAATGATTTAGATCTCCATGTATAAACAAGTCGTCCACCGCCAGCGTTAAATTCTTTTATGCTGGTAGTTAATGCCATCTCGTCATAGATCGCCATATACAGTCTGTCACCTTCATCATCCTGCCACACTGCGTCGGCATCAATATCAAGAAACGACGGGCCTGTCTGAGCATCAAGCAACATAGCCTGCTTACGTGAAGTGAAGAAGATAACGTACCTGCCGTCATATTTTTCTGCATGACTTGCTGAAGGAATGAGAGCCTGCCACTCTTCTCTTGTGTAGTAATCTTTTGTTAATAGATCGGTGCCATTTTCTCCAACATAAAAAATACCGTCCGGGCATGCATAAGCAACACCTCTCGCAAGGTTAACTATGCTTCGTTTAGAGACACACGCCTGCCTGACCGGAAGCTTGGCCATCGACATAGACTCTGGTGTGATTCCAGTGATTGAGTATGGGTTAGATTTTGTGGTAACTACCAACGTGCTACCAAAAGATCCGAGGCCCACGACATCAACTGGTACGGTAAAGGAGTATTTTTCTGGCCACGCATATGGAACATATGGCTCACAGAAATAAATTTTGTTGTCGACAAACCCGGCGAATATTCCATTGGCCATCTCAGTCAAACCAATCAGGCCAGTTGGCGGATAGTCCCAGTCTTCAGTTGGAAGAACTTCTCCCAACGCATCAGTAAGAATTGAATCGTTGTATTGAGGGGAACTTACATTGATTGTTACTTCAGCAACAAACAAATAATCAGCGCCAACAGTTCCAGAAGCTACCCTATAAATTCTCCACTTGGTTATGGGAACGATGTCACCACCGGGGGCTGCATCAAGACTGGTTAAGTCGATGCTCTCAACATCAAAATCACACGCAACAATATTTGATACAGGACTCGGGGCGCTCTCTTCCCCCCAGTCATTTACAAACGTATAAACGTATGCAGTATCAACCGGGGTTACCGGTGATCCAGAAACAAGTGTTGCTGTTGGTGCGCCCGTCGGGGCAGGAACGCCTAGTATATAAGAGTCTTCCGGGTACTCATCATTCCCGCCTATATCTACCAGAACATTATTTGTTACGCGAGGGACGTCGGTGCCGGTGTAATAGTGACGATCGGTTGTATCGTCGGCGAGCTGACTCTTTACAATATCAACATCGACATTCCATTGGAGCCACTCCCCAGTAGGCATTTTATAAATTGTTTTTATTTCACCAGCTAACGAAATCTCTGCTGTGTCACTGTTAGCTCTCCATGCACGCAACGCGCCACCATCAAGCCTGCTGTTTAAAGCAACCTGTGATTGATGAGACTTAAGGAATACCGAATCTAACTTCGGTGCAATCCCCGCAAACCCATGAAGTCTTATAATTGACATAATTAGTTACCAGTAAATCCAGACCATGCCGTCACCGCCAACACCTCCGGCAGAACTGCCGCCAGCACCACCACCACCACCACCAGCTATAGTGGCGGATCCACCCACTCCAACACCTGAGCCAAGACCCCCGCTACCGTATGGAGTAAAACTTTTCCCATCAAGACCTAACCCATCCCAGTCTGTTGACCCTGTTGTGCCGCCAGCCGCGCCGGTTGCTCCGGCTGCCCCGCCGGCCGCAATTTGTGGCCCAATGAGTGTCCAAGTCCCGGCCCCTGAGAATGTTCCATACCCGGTGCTGTTAATACCGTCAAGCTCGAAGACTAATCATGTCTCCGGTCTGAAGGTCGTGGGCCGTATCAGTTATCACGCAAGGGTTTGCGTTGGTGGCTGCATCAACGGTACCGCTTGCGGAGCTAGGCGTATCAATAAAAGTTGTGTCCCCACCAACGGCACCACTAAGCCCTCCAGCCCCTATTGTTATCGGGATAACCGCTCCCGGGATCACCGTGGTTGTTACTATCCCGGGGACTCCATGATAGCCGCCGCGCCCACCCTGACCACTCTCGTCGTCGTCTGCTCCACCAATTCCTCCGCCGCCGCCGCCTCCAGCCATAATTAAATTAACTGAAGTAACGCCAACCGGAACTGTAAAATTACCACTAGCGGTGAACAGTTCGCCAACACTATCAACACCAGCAAGAAGACCGGCGTCAGAAATTGTGCTGAGTAATTGAGATCCTGTGTGGTTGCCTCGTGCGCGATGGTAGGCGCTGTCGTTACCTTCAAGCTGTAAAGCGTTCGCCACAATAGCTTGCAGAATAGATGATCCATCAAGGGCCAGAAGTTGGTTGGCTGTAGCCACCACTGCGGCGTGAATACCGTCAACCATATCTGCGCTAACATTAGGAATAACAACGGTGTCACCTTGAGGGATGTTCTCAAGGATGGCCTTAGTGAGACGCATATCAATCGCGTCGCCAGCCAGCCATGACAATGCTGTTGTGCTTTCTTCGCCACGAGATACTGTTAATTGATCAGCCACCGCCTGCGCCGAACAATAAACAATTTCGATATTCCCAGCAGCATCAGTCAAGGTTACTGCAAACCTTTGCCCTGCCGACGGTGATGGAAACTTTGCGCCATCAGAGGTTTGCAGGAAGATGGTCGTATCGGTGTTGTTGATGCCTGACAATAACGTAGGGGTCGATCAACCCATAAGCCTTCATCAGAGAAAGCGGTGGGTATAGTTTACCCAGCACGTCTTTGATCTCAGTTATGTCTTCGCTTGGCAAATCAACATTACCATCAGCCTTTTCTTTCATTGCGTTATGGATGTCCTGAGACAAAAACCCTCGATGAATTTTCTTGTCAGCGGTCAGATTTACCTCGCTCTTAAACTGAGCGTTCAAAGCTGTGATCATCATGTTACCCAACATCTGGAACCCTTTGCTCTCATCATCTTTGTCTTTCGGCATTGGTATATCATCATAATCATTTATTGTAGCTTTAACATTTATTCTCATATCGATCTCCTCGGTTTGTTGATTATTTATTCCCACACGTTTGGCAGCATTGCCACACGAAAAATTAACATATACCTGTTCTTGCTTCCACTAACCTGAGTAACCTCATGCTGGTGTTTTGATGCTATATAGCAATGTAGTTCTTTCTCTTCCTGCGGACGCTCAACCAGTGGGTCACCAATGCGTAAAACTCCACCGTCATCCGCCGACTGAATTAATATATTGAATGTCACGGCATCCAAACTGCCCTGCGCTCTCGGGTCGGTGTGCAAATAAGTATCACCTCCCGGTCTGGTAACAACAGCAATCACACCGCCAACACTAACGTCCTGCTTCGGCCACCGGGCCACATCATACGCCTCAGTAATTCGCCTAAAGATCTTGCCAACCAAAGCTGGATACTCGAACTCCCTGCTATTGCGCGTAGTGCTTCTTAACTTGTACCCTCTTACCCCTCGGGACAGACCGTCCTTAAATACAGACTTGTCATCCTGATACTCCAAAAACCATACTGCCAACTCTTCTCTCTCTAACTCGGTGATAAAATTCTTACAACGCTCAAATCTCACGTGTGTATAAGAGGTTGCTTTAACCCGCCGCCAATTCTCGGTAAATCTTTGGGGTCAATAATATCCTCAACTTTCTCTCCATCCCTAAGAATATGCAAACAAAACGCCAGTCCATAATTGCTGGTACACTTTATTGAATGAATTAAGTTTTTCCGTATCACTAATATTCTTGGTGAGCTGTACTCGTAAACCTCACCTTCGATGGTGACCTCAAATTCCCCGATAGCCAGCAGAGTGTTGTGATCAAAAGTATGGCTATGCCCTTCCATAGTGTCACCGGCAGACATAAACTCCATCTGCTTCACCCACTGGTTGGATACAACGCTTACTTTACACTCTGGCATTTTTGAAATCCCTTAGAGGTTTTCTTGACGTAATGAATACTTTTGTTTGCTGAGAAACAACAACTTCAGCTTTGCCATTAATAATCTCAACCCTGCTCATCATGTCTCTAGCCCTAACCAACCCTTGGTCATTATCTATATCCACCTCAAACTCATGAATGATATATGTGAGAGGAGGGATTGGAGGCTCCCCGGGTATTTCCACGGTCATATCTTGTGGGATTTCTGGCGTTATGTGGTCTATCGCTAACGGCCTGTCGCTTGACGCCATGTGTGCAATTTCACCAGTTCTGCTGTTCACCCAGCACATACAATAATGTTTCATGCTGTTCTCCTATGCGACCACATATCTGTAATCAATGTCATATCCTGTTGTTGTTTTTTCACTCGCTCCTAGCGTCGAAAATCTAGGCGCATCAGCACTAACACCATCCGTATCATGTCCAGCCATCATGAACCTATCTCCTGAAGTTGAGTGGATCATAGGGAAAAAACAATAAGCCGTTAATGTAAAATTAACGCGGCTCGTATCCGCAGAGCCGGATAAAGATACTGTGCCAGTATCAAGCTCAGCCCTCGCAACAGCGCCAGCGCCAATTGCTCCAATCTGAAAGTCAGTTCCTGCGTCATCGGTAAACCACAATTCATTAGGTGTGGTATTTTTAACCCAAATTTGTCCATAGGCAGCGGTATCAGCCCTTGCTGCCGATATTTCTTTTAATTTAAAGGGCTGTTCAAATTTAGTCTCGGTTGTGCCTATTACTATTTCATTAGCCCCGCCACAAATAAGTGACAGGACATTAGTGGATGACCAACCAACCCCTGTGGTTAATTCCGCTTTATTTGGGATAAGAGTTGGATTAGTTTGAGTAGCTGCCTCATCTACTATTGCGGGGCCAGCCGCATTACTAGCCTGTATAGCAAAAGTATTTAAGTCTAAATTAGCACCAAGCTGTGGAGATACATCTTCAACTATATTACCCAATCCGCCGCCGGCTGCGGCCTCAAAACTCGCAAGGCCTGACGCGAAGTCGTAAGTAAGAACGTAGTTGTCCTGCCCTGCTCCAAGGGATTGGTCGGCATCAAACTTCATTGTCCCAAGCCATATATTTCCTGAACCATTTGGAAGTATTTTTATCGTGCCATTAACCACTGTGGATATCAGGTCATGGGTATCTAGGTCAATGTCACCGCCAAACTTCCAGCTGCCATCGTTGTTCAAGGCAGTCGTGACCCATGATATTGCCGAGCCTAGCGTTGAATTGACCGCCGTATTAAAATTGATTACTCCTTGCGCTCCAACAAACTCTATGCCAGAAGCAAATCCTGCAATAATTCTTGAATCTATATTTGAACTGTTGGCAAATACATTACTGCCAAGCTCAAGACCGGCGGAAGTGTTTGCCCCAGTGATCATTCCCGCGTCACCGAGCTGGATCACTTCACGGGTGGTGTGCCATGTCTCAAGAGAGTTCGCGCCAACCATTAACTTACCAAGGTTGGTTATATTGAATGTTCCTGCATCTAGGGCGGCACCCAACACCGGGCTAGTGTCCTCAACAATATTTTCAAGGTAAACGCCTGAGTGATTGTGATTGCCTATTGCTAATTGACCCGCGCTGGTTCCAACATCACCGTTGGTATCTAGCAGCTCGTAAGTTACTGCTCCGGCTAAGATGTAAGACTGTAAATCTGAGATGTCTGCTTCAACAACAGTAATAGTATTGTTGGCTGTATTAATGCCAGCATTAAGAATCTCATTTGTTTTGAAGTCTGAGTCACCGTCGTTCTTAATCTCTAGTCCATCAATCCATGTGATTGCACCATCAACCAAACCAGCAATGGCAACCCTAAAGAAGTGTGTTCCATCTTGCTGATAATAATTGGAAGCCTGATCAGCGGCCTGATATTTCCATGTGCCACCAGTATCTAACCAAGCATTTTGATTAAGGAGTAGAGACTGACCTGCGGCCTCTCCTGTTTGGGCAAGTATAGATGCGGTTCCACCTATCTCCAGCGCAGTGAATCCAGCAATCCATACCTCTATCCCAGTGCTACCAATCCCGACATGGCCTCCTGAGAAATAAATATCACTACTAGCTTGCGTCCAGTATTCTGTATCGGTGTAATTCCCAGAGTGAATATCAGTTCCACCCTGATCAGCCGTCCAGTCAATGTGGTTATTAGCTACGTCATGATCAAACGCCCAGTTAGAACTTATAGGAACAGTAGTGGCGGCATCTACTGGAGTATCATCAATATCCGCTATAAGCAGGTAAGTGGCATGAGTATGATTGCCGAGGGCAACGGTTGACCCTGTCGTTCCGGTTGGAACATTTGCAATCGGGATGTTAGTCCATGTGACAGCCGAGGTAAGGTCATTAACCTCGGCACCAACAGCGGGAGCTTTCCAGCTGGCCGTTGTTGCAGAGTCTGCTGACAGAACCCAACCAGTCGTAAGTCCAGCCAAGTCGAGCAAGTTCACCTCAGCAGCGAGAGCCGTTACATCAGTGGCGCCAGCGGCCAACAGGTGCGTGTGGGAGAAGTTAGCAACATTTACACCAATATCTGCATCCACCAAAACGTCGGCATGGGATGTTTCGCTGGTTGATGTAACGTCTGCGCCATCAGCAACATTAATTATTGTTCTGACATTAGCGGCAGTCAGGACTTCGACATCTCCTGTAGCTGCAGTTATGCGGCCAAGGATAGAATTGGTTGCCATCTGGGCCATCATGGACAGCGTGACTTTGTTAGCACCTATAATTGTGGCGCCATCACCCGTGGACGTTACATCTCCAGTGTGATTCGGGTGCGAGTAAACTGTGTCGGTGTAGTTGTCTGCATGAATGTTGGTGCCTTGAGTTGCTGCCCAATCGACATGCTCAGCAGTAACAAATCCAACAAGCAAATCATGGTCTACTATTGCTTCAATCTCTCCAGCTGTTTGATCAGCAGTTGAGCCGTCCTCAACATTGATAATCGTTCTTACGTTGGCTGCAGTAAGGACTTCAACATTTCCAGTAGCGGCTGTAATTCTGCCAAGGATGGAGTTGGTAGCCATCGTGTTCATCATGGCTAACGTGACTTTGTTTGCCCCGATGACTGTCGCGCCGTCACCAGTAGAGGTTACATCCCCTGTGTGGTTGGGATGTGAGTACACCGTATTGATGTAATTCCCGGCGTGTATATCTGTTCCACCTTGATCAGCCGTCCAGTCAATATGCTCGTTGGTTAAAGCTATATGTGTATCAATCTGAGCATGGGTATTAGTGCCGATGTTACTAAGTAGCGCGTGATCATCGATACCAATGTGAGGAACTGTCGTCCAGTTTACTGCATACACTGTTGTGCTTGGTGAGTCGACCAAAGCAATAAGCGTATCGCCAATAACAAATGGTTGGCTATCTACTGTGCCGGCCACCGTGACGTTAAACCAGTCACCTTGATTTGTTGCGGCAGGGAAAGTTCCGGCACTTGCATCCCACACGCCAACGTACTCACCGAAAGCGTATGTCGGGGCAACCACCCACGTGTTCTGGAATCTCACATAATTATTAGAGTTGTTCGGCGCATCCGAATAATGGAGGTCTGCATCCGAGATATGAGAATCGATAGCTGCGTGGGAGTTCGTGCCAATGTTCGTAATGGCGGTGTGATCAATACTTGCTTCGGTAAAATGAGTTGTAGCTACATCATGATCAAACGCCCAATTGGAGCTAATCGGAAATGCAGTAACGCCGTTCACCGGGATGTCGTCAACGTCAGCCTGCTTAAGTATTGTGGCATCGTAACCCTCTACGGTCACTCCAATATCAGCCGGCACCAGATAAGCATTAAGGTCAAGGTTGGATGCGCGAGACATTAATGTGCCGTTCGACGCATGACTATAAATAACAAACGCAATGGCTAGGCTTAACCCGGATGTTGGCTCTACATTAGTGAGATACCCAACAGTTGTTGTGCTAATAAATAGTACCTGCCCGTCTACCCATGTTTCTGAGTATAGGGATCCAGAGGTATTGATTGATCGCACTTTACCTACAGTATTAATTTTGCCGTCCTCACCATTGAGGATTTCTTCCGTGGCTAAACCAAGATAAAACTTTGCGTTGACTGGGTCGGTACCATCCATTGGAGAAATAGTGATACGGCTGCTTGCCCCAAGGGTGCCGGTAGCCATGACAGGGGTTCCGTCTGTGATCGTACTTCCAGAGTTATTCCTTGCATGGATGTGCATCTCTTGGCCAAGCTGCAGCACAGACCCATTCTGAATTAAGTCAAGAGTTTCTTCGTTAGTGTTCCAACTAACAATTCCCTGACTGCCGGATCCCCCGCTAAACTGAAGAGAAGCTACCCCTGTAATATTGTCAGTATCATCTAAAACAACACCACTTGATTGCAAGGTACCATCCAACCCATCGTATCTTGCCAGAGTGTTATCAACTGTGACCGCCGGATGTTCTTTATGTATAGACAGGTCTGCAATATGCGTATCGATAGCCGCGTGAGTGTTGGTACCGATATTAAGAATCGCCGCGTGGTCGATACTTCCCTCAGTGAAATGTAAGGTGGCATCTGAAATATGGGTATCGATTTGCGCGTGAGTGTTGGTACCAACATTTAAGATATTGGCGTGGCTTATGCTACCTTCGGTGAAATGTTCGGTGGCAGTAAAATCTAAGAGATTATCGTGACTTACTATTGCCTCGATCTCTCCTGCCGTTTGATCTGCGGTGGATCCATCTTCCACATTAATGGCTGTTCTTACAGCCGCTGCATTAGCACTGGCCAGCAGGTTTGTTCTGGCCCATAGAGTGAGAGCTGTTACATCGTAAGAATTAAGCCCGGTAGCATAGTGGATCTCGTTAGCATTTATGGTTACGCCAACCATCCCCAAAAGAACGGCATCCAAAGTAAGGCCGCTATCGATGTCGGTAGCAGCATTATTTAGCTGGATAATTATTTCTGCGAAGTTGTCCCGAACGCTCTCGGTCGTCGGGTTACCAAAGACCGGGACGCTTGGATCAATGCCAGATGTATCAATCGAACTCATCTTAATTGTGTGTCCCAACGTGATCGTGTTACGCCATTCTCAACGTCCCACTCGCTTAATCCGGCATCCCATACACTGTAAGTAATAACGTATCTTGACTCACCAACCATCGCTACAATCTCATCGCTCTCAATGAACGCCCTTATGCGGGGGATAACATGAGCGACAATTTTCAGCGCCGGTTGAACTGACTTTACTACCGCGCTTATATTTACATAATCAACAAAGGCTACCGTCTTGGTAGCCGCAGCAGGATCTATCGCCTCAACGTGGGCATCGATCTTTACATAATCAACATCGGCACTTATGTGTGACATTAGAAATCATCGCGGATATTAAAATCAACCTGATCGTAAACGGTTTGAATTGTTCCGTTAAAATCAATATACAGCTCGCCCTCATAAAGGCCTGCCGCCAATCCAGATAAAGCTGTCGCACTCCAGATCATAATAACCTTGCCGTCGGATCCGTCGTTCTCATTAACGCAAGCCATCGTGTCGATAATTACATCGCTACCTTTGGCGCGAAACTTCATGTACACGGTATCGTTTGCGTCGGACACATCAATAGGATCCCACGTGTCTGAATCATCTGACTCACCAGTGTTGGCGTTCTTCAGAGTGATTGCCAGAGCAGGCAAGCCGTCGTTCGATACAAGGTTGATCATGCCAGTGGCCTCATCGTCACTCGTTTAGGCCCACGTGTGTGGCTTCTCGTTGCCGCGTTACGCACATCACGTACACCGTTATTGAATTTTTTCTCTTCCTTTAAAGCGGCCGCCGGGTCATACCATGTTCGCCCTTTCATATCTAACAGCTTCGCTTTAGCCCCACGTGAAACAACCTCAAGGTACTGATCGAATATCCATGTAGGAGCCTCAAATGAATCCTGCGTTGGTTTAACAAATATACCGAGGAAGCAGCTGAACTTTGCGTTGGGTGTTACCGCCAGCCGTATCGTTACCGGAGAGAGCATGTACACAAACTTAGGCGTACCTTCAAGCAGTCGCCAGTTGTCTGCGGAGGCAGCATCGATCTCGTCTTCAGAGACAACAAACAGTTTTGATTTCTCATCCTGCTCACTAACAATATAGCCCCAGTTTATTTGACATAGCTGCTCGTAGTCATCCATTAATATTTCATAAGTTGGAGTGCTGGCAGACGTATAAAAAGTGGGCAGCTCTTTGCGCCATATTGATGTTGACTGACACATCTCAATGACGGCCTCACGTATTTTGTCTTCAGCAACAATCGGCGGGCAACCATCAACGTCAGGGAGAACCTTATACAGGTACGAATCGTAGCCGGTCATGTCGGTCATTTCTCAGCTCCCTTCTTTACTTCCGCGCTTGGTGAGTATGCCTTCATGGTCTGCAGCTTAACGCCCATCAGATTAGCAAACGCCGTGTAGTGGAACTTGGCAAGGTCACGACTCTCCATAGAGTCTGTCTCCTTGCTGTAAGCCATATGCAACATCCAGTGCCTGATGGCGTCGTTATCTACATCGGTGAAGACCGTCGGGATCTGTGCAACTTTAGCCTCAACAACGACAACCGTTGTCGCATGGATAGGGGGGTACACGTAAAACGTGGCGGGAGTTTTCTCGTCGTAAACGAAGTTACGCACGACGACTTTCCCAGTCTCACTATGCCACTTGGGTCTGAAAGTATTGAGCGTAGGTTCATCGATAGCCCATATTGGTTTTCCGGGAGTGGCTCCATCGGCTCCCATGTTACGAACGATATCAAGCAGACGCCGATAGTTTGTTGCCAGCGTCTGCTTGGTACCCGGCTCGAGAGTAAGATTGACAATGCCAGAAGATGCGTCGGGCCTTAACTCAGTAATTAACATCTGAGCTTCGTTAAGGTAGTCAGTCAGATTTTCCTTGCTCCATATGCGGAACAGGGGATCTGTTAACTCTTGTGCAATGTCATTTACAACATCGATAGCTTGCATTAGCTATTATTCCTCGACTTTGTCGCCGCCCTTGTTATCTGATTCATCACCAGACTTGTCAGTGATATCAGAACTTTCACCACCTTCATCAGAACCACCGCCATCAACATCAGCGTCTGAATGTGAACTCTGGTCATCGCCTTTCTTATCATCGCTGCCAGATCCCTTCACTTCAGGTTCACTGTTTTCTTTCTGGTCGGCCCGGATCTCTTCCAGATAGTCTTCATCACTATCAGCAAGGATTTTGAACCCCTCAACCATGGCTTCGTGTTCAACTTCGGCATCCATCTTAATGCCAAACTCTTTCAGTGCCATGGCTGCAATTTCTTCAACTGTTGCTCGACCTAATACCAAGTCACGAACTTGTTCTTCGAGATCTTCGATACTGTCATTAACGTCAAGATCAACATCGAACTGTGCTTTAACGCCAGCAACATAAATTACTTTTTGTGCCTGAGTGTCTTCAAGCCCAGTGAACTCAGCTCGCATCTCTTTCAGCCCCTGATCCTGAGAGATGTCTACACCAAACAGTTTGCTACCTTCGTCAGCAATCTTCTGCTTGGTTGCCTTATTTAATACAAATCGGTCATCGGCTTTCTTGCCTGCCTTGCCCGGCTTGTAGTCATACAAAAATTCCATATCGCCGCGTTCACAAAGAGCTTCTGATGCAATAAACACACGCCCCTCTTTGTTACGCACGTGTCCCGGCATACCGCGTTTTTCCAGAAGATCCAAGTTGCTATTGATCTTCTTAATTTCTTCAGGGTCACCATCAAAAATTGGTCGCATGTCTTCTTTTTCAAGTAGTGCTGGTGTTGCAATAAACACACGGCCTTCCTTGTTTTGTACATGCGTTGCTACGCGGCCCTTATCATCTGCCGCAGGCTTATCTTCTCCACGTAATGACATATCCATTCTCCAGTCTCAGTTAAGTAAAAAACTACGGGGAGGATCTCTCCCCGCAGTTCGTCGTAGCTACTAGCCTTTCTTAGCGTACAGGTGAGTGAGGTAATTACCCTCGATCACTTTGTAGCCGTACACATTCAGACCACGGATCAACTGACCGAAGCTGGATGGGTTAGGCAATGTTTCCATCTTAGTCATTTGAGCGGCGAATGTTAAGCCGGACTTGTGACCAGAGATGATGTTGTAGACGGTATCAGCGCCATCAACAGTAGTAGCGATGTTATTGCTCATGTAAAGCATAAAGCGATCGATCATTCCGACACGACCGTTACGCATGATGGACGCGCCATCACCAGCCAAGGAAGCATCCTTGAGGTCGGACTTCTTGATCATGCCGCATGCCCATGCAGGCAACACCAACCAGCGACCAGTTTCTGGAATGTTCTGCTCATCCATAACCGTACCCAGATCAACAATGTAATCAAGGATATTGGCTTTAGTCAGCGCAACAGGTGCGCCGGTATCGCCAAGGTTAAAGGAGGCAGACTTACGTCCAGCGGTCAGACCTGCATTCACAGCAGCGACATCGGTGTAGATGTTGGCTAACAGGTCAGTGTCAATGGCGATCTTCATCTGCTCGCCACCGTCGCCGGCCCAGTCATCCATGATGTCGATATCTGCTTGATATTCGTCAACGTCATCAACAGCGAAGGCAAAATACTTACCCTTGTCGATGGCCAACTCTACAGCAGGACTGGTTGGATTTTCGTAGTTGAGGTTCTGGCCGATCTTGTAATCACGGATCGTCAGAGATGGGGTAGTACGGATGTTAACCGTGTCGCCCATATTTTTGATTTCGCCTTCGTAGTCCGTGGATGCGATTTCACCGAACACGGTGGCATCGTAGAACTTCTCGACGAGTTTGCCCGACCAGATTGCCGGGATGAATTTACCGGAAGACGTTGAACTTAGGTCAACATATCCAGAGTCGCGTATAATACCAGCCATGTTATAACACTCCTATAACATGACATCAGAGCTTCAGCGTTAAGACAGTTCCTTATCTGTAAACTTCATAGAGCGTTCATACGCTTTATCAGAAAGAATCCTGCCTTCTCGACCTGCAGCGAAGATGTCTTTTTCAAGTATCTTCGCCTCTTCCTCTTTGCCTTTGTATTTCCCAGTAGACTTGTCGTGATAAAACTTATTGACCTCAGCCGTTGAGTAATACTTTTGCTCCTCCGCTGGAGGAATCCCGCTGCCTGAATTTTTGGGTGTGATTAGTTCTTCCGGCACATCCAGATCAGACTTTGGTAGCTCAGAGTCCAGAGACGAACCCTGTGGCGCAACACTTGTGAAGTCCTTAAAGATGCGGATCACCTTCCCTACGTCAAGTCGCTCTCTCGCTGTATCGAGAAAGTGCCTGCGATTATGTCCGGTGTAAGCCACCTCTTCTTCCAGAAACTGGTGGAAATCGGCGGAGTCATTAATCTCTCCCCAATTTTCAATCTCTGCTGTCAGTGTTGAGAAAAACTTTTGCTCGTCACTAACGGCAGAATGCTCCACCATCTGCTTCTGGCCGATCTTCACTTCTGAGAGTTCTTGCTGCAGGTCGATTACTTGCTTTGCTAATTCCGAACCATTACTGAGAGCTATCTTCTCCATCATGGCAATCAGGCCGGGGCCGTACTGCTCACGTTCTTCGTCGGATAAATCAAGCTCCACCGGTTCATCTATCAGCTCAGCTGGCTTGCTGATTAAGGCCTTGAGTTCATCGATCTGCCCCTGAAGGCCGTCGATACTCGTGTAGGCTGTTTGCAACTCACCACGCAGTTTTGGCACATCACGGTCATAAACGGCTTGCAGCCCTTTGAACCGTGCTTTCCAGTCGTTATCTGCCAGAGTAGGCTCCGCGCCTGCTTCCGGGGATTTATTGTCTGGATCTAAATTCTGTTTGGCTTTGTCGGATGCCTCCAACTCAGCTTTCTTTTTTGCTTCAGCCTCAGCTGCTGCTGTTGCCTCTGCCTGTGCCTGATCATCGTCACCACTGCCTGCGGCTTCTCTGATCAATCGGTCTGCTTCTTCGCCCTGCTTTTTAGCGTTCCTGTTGGGAACTGAACTCACTGTTGCACCACTCATTTTCTTCTCTCTCCTGCGAGCCTTACGCGCATGTACGGGATGTAGTGCGCTTCCGGTGTCACAATCTACTCACCAAAGCCCGAGGGTGTTCGGCAAATAAACTTATGTTGATCATAGTGCATTCCTTGCGTTGTTGGCAAGTTCAACAATTTCTTCTAATTCCTGAGCCGCGCCCTGAGATCTGTACAATAAATTGCCTTCCATATTTCGGCAATCTGCGTCTTTCACTGCGAGACACTGCTTTAAAAAACCAAGGATTACCTGCCCCTGTGGGGTCAGGAATGTTTGCATAACTCTCTTGTCTGCCTTAACCATTTACGCCTCCGCCATGATGATAATTAATGCCAGTTCATCATCCTCTCTCACGAGTGATAATTTGAATTCTTTCGCTGCACGCAGTTCCTTGACCGCCCGTTTCTTCAGCGCCTTAATTGCCTGCTTCTCTGTGACTCCAAGCTCCTCTCTAACCGCCTTTATTTTCGCAGCCAGCTCGGTAGAAGGAAGCATCTTCAGGGCGGCCTCTCCTGTCGGCATACGCCCACCCTGCACCAGATAAGGCTCCCCTTCCACCACAACCTCGGTGGCCTTTATTAAGATCTCCTCAACTTCCTCTGGCCTAATATCCGCCAATCTCAGCGTCGGCTCGCCAACCTTAGATCGAATGAATATCCTACGCGGCATCACCTCGAACTTACTGCCCCGACCAAGCTCATCGTCTGGGGCTGGAGGGAAAATTATGAATGCGGTATATGTGCCTAACCCATGAGTACAAATATTGTTAGACGACCCCAATCCTCTCGTTGCTAGTGTCACGTTAGTCGATCTCTGCGATTCACAGCGTTGCCTCCATAAGGAGTCGTTGCCCCTACATTCTCCCATATGTTGGTAGTGTATAACGGGGTGACATCGTCCTTGGCAAAGATAGTCATAACCCCTGTCACCGGGTTTGTTTCAGTGCGATTAATTAAGACGTTATCAATAATAGTTAGCTCGTCGGATATAAATTCACCCATCGATCCGGGCGTAGCTTCCGCCGTTGATTTAGCTAACGCCCAGACAGCCGCAGCAATAGCAGCAGCCGTCTCACCACCCCCGCCAGCAACAATAAGGCCAGCTGAGTTACCCGGGATGACCTGCACCTGATTTTGATTCAGGATACCGTTCTCGATATCGAATATATTGTTGTTTGATCCAGCCAGCCTCACAGACCACTGACTGTCTGGGGTAAAGGTAATTGAATAGCTGTTGATCATTTCGATAAACCGGGCGTAGGTTACGCCAGCCACAGTCACCTCGGTGTTATGACTAATTGGATCCGGCATCCAAATATAGTCCTCATCATCCATTAGTTGATTGATGATCTGACGGAAATCAACCTCAGTATCCATCTCATACAGGGTGCCGGAAATAAAGGTTAAGTCGGCCTGCGGCACGCTGATTACTCTGGTTTCTGGGTTAAGAGTGATCGCCATCTTACTCTCCGGGGGTAGTGGATCCGCCGTTCACTTTCATTTGCAGTTCTTTGATTCGCTGATTTTTAAATTGAGTGAACTCATTATCAAGCGTCTGGTACATCCCGATAATTCTCCTCAGCTGCTCATGTGTAATTTCCAGCTGCTGGCGAAGGACATCTTGGTTGGCTATCACGCCCTCCAGTGTCGCCTTCTCGTTGAGCGACATCCTCGCCCTCTCCAATGCCTTCATCCCCTCACGAAGCTGCTCAGGGGTCTTTAGATCTTCATCCTGAATAAAATCAGGTTCCTTGCCAACTGTTGCGCCTATTCCGCTCATAATTTATTCATCCGATTGTAGTGATACGAGGAGATCAGTTCCGCCACTTGCGTCAGAAATACTGACAGCCGTCTGCTTGAAAAGTGGGCTTGCTGTACTCTTTCTAACCCACCCTTTAAGTGCCTGCGATGCTGGCCATGATTTGGATGATGTGACCTCTCCATTAACATCAGTCAAACCGCTGAGCGGCATATAGGAAAATACCGGAGTGCCGCCAGCAGGGGTTGTTGCCCCTGAATCGACAGTATAGGTGAACACGGTGGTGCTAGTCACGGTGATCTGGGCCGTTCGATTGTAATCCTCAACTCCGGCTCCTCGAATCACCACCCAGTCATTTGTTGCAAGCCCATGTACGGCGCTGGCTGTGAGTGTCGCCACCCCTGCCGATTGAGTCAGTGAGCTGGTTGCAGCCTCAAACGGGAACCCAGCACCACCACCATTATCTGCGGTTTCAATGAATACCCGGACGTTCTCGATAAGTGTTCCGTCAGCCTCAGCGCAGGTAATTTTGGTAGAGACTGGAGCGATAACCAGATTAATAGTTGCGCCCTCATCCCTGACCGAAAAGCCGCTGACAGGCGCAGTGCAATCGATGAGATTTACGGTGATTGTTCCAGTGGTATCAAGGAAGTGAAACACTGATCCATCGTTATTGTCTGACGCAGAATATCCTGTGAAATCACAACCTCTTAGCGTGATCGTTGCTGGGATGTCAGCACCAAACTCGATGGCGTGGGTCGCCGCTGTCCCTTGGGCGAATGACATCTCATCCATTTCCCCATCGGGATCCAATGCTTCGTTGTAAATCAAAGCTGAGGTGTTTGCTGTCCCCTCATACCCTGAGATGCTGCAGCCGTTCATTGATGCGCCGTTATGCGTAACCTGCCCACAGCTTGAGAAAATTGTATTCGTGCAGAACCGGCTAGTGCCACCTGAGCTTGGCGCACCAACATCTCCCAGCCCGGTCATTGAGCAGCCATTCATCTCCAATATATCGATATTGGCATCGTCCATCAGGAACTCGGCTGGGGTACCCGTGTTCACGATTACCGTGTTGGATACCACCCATGACCCGATATCCGTTGCGTTACCTACAACTCGGAAAGGAAAGTGAGTGGCGCCAACCGCATGACCGCCAGAGTTATCACCAAGCCAATACCACTGCTCGCCATCGGCAGTGAAGTAATGGTCTGCATTAGCAGCTGATTCACCCCATTCAGTTGGAGCAAAGAATGTGTATTGCTCCCCAAGTGGGTTCCCGGTCATCATCCAACCGTTGGTGACATCATCAGCCACCAAGTCTGCCATAGTCTCTGGGGTGCCAACGGTGCCGCCATTGATCGTTAAAGCGTATGCATCATTAGCTATGTAATAAAATCCATCAAGCCAACAGTTCACGATTGACCCCGCCGCCTTGCCTTGATGTAGCGACCCATATCCCACTATGGTCACGGCAGCTTGATCAAGCGAGGCTTCGCTGCCTGCGAAATCATTACTGGATTCCGGTGATGCCACCTGAACTGAAATATCTAATTTGAAGCAGGTAAAAAATGAAGGTAATCCCGGCAAACCAACAGCATCATCCCCGCCAGTATAGTATCCGGTACGGTTGGTGCCGTCCCCAACAACAAGCATCGCCCCACCGCTGGCGTAATCAGCAATCAGATTATCTTTAATTACCCCGTACAGGGTCATGTCAGACATATCTACATTGAAGGTCGCCCCAGCTGAGTCGCCGGAAGTGTAGGTGTCATCAAATACGTTGGAGTGCTGAGTATCAACGGACGCCGCCCCCTCAATAAAAGAACCGGCCAGCGTTGACGTCCCAAGCTGTGCGCCTGTGGTGGCGAATGTTTGCCCGTCATCTTCACAATCATTAAGAAAAGTACGATTGTCTGAACTCATTGCTTATGCCAGAACGCCAATGCAATAGCCGCAGCACACGTTGGATACATACTGGTTTCCATAGGCTCCTTGATTGAATATGAGTCAGCCGGGGTGGTGTGTGCCTGATTGTGCATGGTGGTATTGCCAAGAATAAATACCACGTCCTCATCCCGAGGAGGCAGGTCTGTCATTCCCTTTTTACCGGTAGCCTCAAGAAACACTTTGTTCCCGGTCGCCGCCGCCAATGCCTCTTCCATTGTGGCGTATTGCTCGATGTCAATCTGCTCGAACCCGGGCGCGATAGGGACAAAGATGAACTTGTTAATACCAAAGTTCTTCAGTTGTCTCCATACGCGCCACTCGGTATCGGGCAACATCTGGGAGTCCTCCCATCTTGATACGATCGTAATCATATTAAGCGTCAGGTATCGTGCTTACTGATGCAACCCCACCAGTTGAGGTCATGTTGCCAGTGGCTTCCGCCGTCTTAATTGGCGTAGCGCCATTACGCACTCTCAGGAAATGTGTTCTCGGTGCTGAATAAACATATGAGAACTGCTCTTGCGTGAGCGCGGTTACCAGATCAAGGTACGACACAAAGACATTAAACGGTGTCGTTGCTGGGCCATTACCCGGATCCGTGTTGGTAAGAAAATCAGAGGACGGGATAGTGAACACATCCGTGCCTCCATCAAACGAAGTATATCGATGCAGGCTGTAAAGGCCTGAGTCTCGCTCGACTCGAATACCACCAACTGTGCCAGCGTTCAGAGGCGTGTCACTTGGGATCGCCACCACAGATATCGTGGTCTGGGTAGCCGAGTTGGCTGTCGTGTCCGAGGTCATCTGGGCAAGGTTGATGTCGCCGCCATTGTCCTCGGTACAGAGAACATAATCGCCAGAGACGAAACCGGA